TATGCATCGTCCCAATTTTTAATGTTACCGCCAATAGAAAAACCTTTGTATGTTCCGTCTAAAACTTTTTCCCATGCATCTTGTGCACCTTTTGAAACATATGCTGAAACATATACTCCACTATAAAACTTCTTAACTGATGGATCAAAATAACGATCTTCTTTAAATGATACAATTTTTCCAACTGCGGATGGTTGGTGCATCTCACGCAAGTTTCCTCTAAAATTTTTGAATGCTTCAACGCTTGACTCTGTTGTTACGATGTCGCCTTGCTTATCAATATTATCTAAAGTAGCAAAACCAGAAACCATACGACGCTCTACGTCTACCTTACCAATAGGCATTGATAAGCGAACGCTGTCGCCAGTAGTTTCCCAATAAGCCTTATTTATTAACATATCGTTATCCATTATACCAAATATTATTACACTTATCTCAGTTATTGAGATGAGCGACCTTCACCCTGTGCATTACGACCAGAAATGGTTGTAGTAGAGTCAGAATTGTTATTTGTTCGTTCTGCATCTCTTTGACGATTCCCTGCTAAATTAGCCCTTGTGTCAGTTGCCTGTCTTGCAGACATAACAAATGGCTCATCTCCATCGGCTCTTTGTGGAAGATCTAACTTTTCACGAGCCTCGTTTGGAGTCATAACCTGTGTTTTTACATAGCGCTCAATAATTTGAGATTGAGCAATCTCATCTGTAAGGGTTAGTTCGTTAAACTTAAGTTCAAGAATATCTGTCTTTTCACGAACAATCTTATTAACAACCTTTTCAAGATGCTTTTGTGCTGGACGAGATACCTGCTCTTTAAAGGTACGATCCTGTGATAAGGCTGCTGCAATTCCAGAATCTGCCCCACCAAGTTTAGAAATTGGAACTTGATGTGCAATTAGAATATCATCACGATTTTGCTTGCGATACTCTTTAAATGACCCCTCTTGTATACCATTCTCAATTGGCTCCATTTTAAACTCAACCTTGTTACTTTCGGTATCTCCAGGAAGTGGGATATAAAGAGTTCTATGTGATTGAGATTTAAGCCCAGTTTGTAAAAATCTAAACATCTTATCTTCACCATCAGATGATAGTTTTGCACCCTTTAAGGTTACAATATATCTTGGCACTGCCTTATTTTCAAAGTAGTCAATGTTGTATTGTGAGGCTAATTGATCACCAATAAGTGATGGCATAGCGGCAACAATGTCTGGAATACCATAAAATGTATTTAATGGTGAGTATTCTTTATAGTGAATAATCTCATTTGGACGTGCATCATTAGTCATTGGGTTTGGATTTTTAGCACCAAAGTTTCTAAAATAAACTACTGAGTTGCCAATAATCTGAACAAAGCCATCATGTAAACGACGAACACGAACAGTGGTTGCAGGTATATGACCAACGTAGCCAATTTCACCAGTTACAGTTCTACCAATTTCAATAAACCCATTACCAGTTGCCTGAACATCTGTATAAAATTTTTCCATAGTCTTAGTAAATGAATCATCATCGTTAAGGTTTTCTAGCCAATCCTTTAACTCAAGTTTCATTCTTTCAATTCTGTTACGAGCACGATCAACTGCTGCCTGATCTTCATTCATTTCAAACCTTAACATTGTTCTATCTGCAATATCAAAACGGTATCCAAGACCAACTACGTTTTCTACCTTAGCATCAATAGCAGCATGATTAGCAAATGATGTGTCATAGAAGTTGGCTAACTCATACATGTTATATGGAGGAGTAATTACGTCAAATAGTCCGTAACCATTTCTATATACCGTGCCAGGATTAATAGCCTTTGATCCTGCATCTACTCCAGATGGTGTGGAATTAGCAGAATCTAGATATTCATTTGTTGCAAAATTCATTGCTTTTGTAACATTCCTTGCAGTTTTTCTACGGAAATTTTGTTGCAAACCTGTAAAATCTTTTAATGCATCCCAAGTTTTATTAAATGGATCTTGTTGTGAAAATGGATTGCCATCTTTTTCTTGTGTGTTTAATCCAACTCTTACGTATTCTTCACTCATTGCTACCATACTTATCATAGGTTTGTCGTGCTGCTACCCAAGCACCATGATCATTCATGGAAGGAATTAAACCATTCTTCATTCTATCTAGTTGTTCAGAATGCTCTTCCTCGCTAATTCTTGTAAGTCCAGGAACAAACACTGCACTTCCTTCACCATCGTCGCCATAATGAATAGCAACTTTTTTTAATTCTGAAATTTTTGTAATATCACCACGTTCTGCTGGTATGTTTAATATGCTGCCAGAGCCATCTGTAAACCATGAACCATCTGACTTTTTGTACACGTAAAGACCCCAATTGTAGTCTTTTTCTATTACTTTGCGTCGGACATTACCAACTTTTTTAAGAATATCGTTATTCATAACCATCAGTATAGCATATTATAGGGCTGAAGCGGTATTTATTGACCAGGTTATATCCTGATATATTTGCATTTTGTCTGAGTCTAAGGTCAAACCATTATCATCATCAAAGATTATTTTATTAGTTCCTAGGTATGTTTTATATACATCTGATGGATTTACTCCGTATAAGTCTGATGATCCTATGATTAATGCTCTATTCCAAGTAAAATTATCGTTATAGTATGCCCAGTTAAAGTTTGTTGCCCCGTCAGTTTTTACTCTAGCCCAAGGTCTTGTAATTGTTTTTTGTATTTGTTGTAGATTGTTTGCTTGATAGTAGGCTACGTTATTAAATAATACTGGACCGTTAATATTAATAGAGCCAAGAAATTCGTCAAAATCTAAGGCTGACTCAAAAGATACTCCAAGAACGCCCCATTCTTTAGAAGTAAGAATTGGTTCTCTAACTACAAGACCATTCCAATAATAAATAACGTTGTCAAGAGTAGTATTATTTGATAAATTTTTTGCAAAAACTCTTGCTCTAAGACCAGTATCGCTGTCTGCTACTAAATAAAATTTTATAGTATCTTCTTTATAAACAATTTCAAATAACTCAGTAGGGACTGCTGGAAACTCATCTTCTGAATATCTTAACCATAATTGAACAGCACTAACCAAATAGTCTGAAGCCAAAGCCTGATTTACTGGAAAAGAAATGCCACGACTCTCTAATGACAAGATGTCTCCACGAACTTGTATTCCTGAGTCTTTAGTTAAATATAAATATGGAGTGCTTCCTTTATAAATTGTAAATGGATTCTTAGACTTGTAATCAAAATAAATACCAGACCGTTTATATGGAAATAAATCTACACCAAACCTTGTTCCAATTGGATTAAAAGAGTTATCGTTAAAAGCCTGAGATGCAAATTCTAAATTACGTAATAATACTGGTCTATTAAGAATTCCACGAACATTAAACTCTAAGTGATAAACTACTGCTAAATCGTTAAAGTCAATTGTTTTTGTTGGATATATTAAGGCATTATTAATAACTTCAAACTTTGTTGTCTCCCAATTTGGATATTCATTTATATCAATAATTGAATCACGAAGAACTGGCTGAGTAGTAGTAAAGTTACTATCAATAAGGTTTGCCCCATCTTCAATGTATTGAAATGTTACATAACATTTTATAACAGAATTACTAGTATCATATCTATATGTTTTTACAGCCTGTTGTTCAGCGTCTTCGTAGTTATTCCAACCAGTAAGCAACTGGTTATCAAAATCATAATATGTTCTTTGAACTGGTTGAAAATATGCTTGGTAAACATCTTGATAATTCCAAGATGAAGTAACCTCATCTTCTATTAAAGTTGTTGGTGAGGGAGAGCCTACATTAAACTGTAAAAAATCTAAATCATAAAATTGATTACCAGCATCATTTGTGACGTATTGTCCAAAGTAAGATAGTGGTAAATAATCTTGCCAAGATCCAGAAACGCCTATATCTAAGAAATAAGTTCCATACGATTCTAAGGGTAATAAAGTATAACTTGCAAGGTGTTCAAATAGACCAATTGCATTTTCTTCTTCTGTTACCCCGCTTATAGATAAATCATCAAATGTTGCTATTCCATCAGCATTAAAATAGTCAGATATTAACAAAGTATTTTTGGTTGTACAAAACCCTATAGAATATATTCTTCCTAAAAATGTCCCGCCTAAAGATCCATCTCCTCCAACATAAACCTTTAATGAGTTTCTATTTCCAAAAAATGCAGCAATATTTCCTCCATATGTATCGACTAAAGAATCAATCTTAACACCAACAGAAAATAGTTGATGACTTTCAATTGCTTCAGAAGTGTATATCTCTTCTTCTGTATTGTTATAGTTTAAAACATAAGAGACAGTATCATCAACCTGTTTAATTAAAAAATAGTTATTATTTACATTATTGTATATTTTAAAAAGAACTTGCTCAGAGTCTAAATTGTGATTGCTAAAAACTCCATAAAATGAATCTACTTGGCTATTTAAAAGATTAAAACTGTTAAAATTAAAGTAGCAGGTCTTGGTATTCCAAGAGTTGTTTGGTCTAAATGTAACAAACTTATAATCATTTACTGGACCAGATGCTAGGTCTTGTATTGTTTGATTATTAGTATATAAATTTTCAATTGTTTTATCATCTAAATAAATTGTTGGTAGTTGATACTCTGGGGTTCTTAAAACTTTTGTTGTTGTAGATAGATTATCAAAAGATCCTTGTTGCCACTCAGCAAAATCTGGATAAGTGTAGTTTGCTGTATAGTCTGCAAACGGGTAGTCAATAAAAGCAGAAACTCCACCATATGCAGAATTAATTCCTTCTGGAGAAATAACACCCTGACCATAAACCCATCTACGCTTAGCAACATTTAGTGGAACTTGGTATGAGTATATTGCTACACAGTCAATATCTATTGGAGTTATGTCTGTGTATGAATAAAATCCAAGCCAGTCTTGACTCTTGTTAGACTGATCATATTCTTCTGGAAGATCTAAGTTATCTGTTTCTATAATTAATGACGCTACCTCTTCACCATTTAAAATTAAAGTTGCAGCATTTCTAATTAATCTAATTTGAATAAGCATTGGCCTAAACCATTCACCAACAAAGTGAGATGAAAAATTGTTACCAATTACTAAAGTTAAAAATCCATTATCAACATATAGTCCATCATTAGACGCTATGGGGCCAAAGATTTTTCTTGAAACACTTGAGTCCGAATTTATTCTTGTCCAAAACTCTACAGTATATTCTTTATGTTGACCAACTTTGTTTAAAAATCCTTTTCCTGGAATAATTAAAGATGGTTCGTCA